GTGCTAAGGGCTGGTTGGTGCGGAAACTTTTCATGGCGGCGCTCGCGCTGCTTGGAAGCCGCATGAACCAGGACATTGTCAGCAAGGCCGAATTTGCTCGGATCACTGGCGTCACGCGCGCCAGGGTCAGCCAATGGATCAGCGGCGGCGAGTTGGACGGCGCGCTGGTGCGGGACGGCCGGGCTGAGCGAATCGACGTGAAGGCGGCGCGGCGTCAGTTGGGGGGGCGGCTCGCCGTCGACCAGCGGACGATCTCACGGGGACGCGGGGATCGCGGGGACACGATCGACGAAATCCAACGGGAACGTCTGGCGGCGCTGCGGCTGACGAACGAGCGCGCCCGGGCGGCGGCGCTGGCGGACGCTGGGCGATTCCTTGAAGCCGACGCCGTGCGGGTGGAGCTTGGCCGGGTGGCTGGCCGGCTGGTCAGCGCGTTTGACGGCGTGCTGCCGGAATTTGCAGCTGCGGCCGCGACTGTCACCCGCGGGTCTGAGCGGGACATCCTGCATGCGATCAGGGGCGTATGGGGCGAGGCCCGGGCTCGCCTGGCAGGCGCCGAGGCTGAGGCCGCTGTCCTAGAGTCTGAAGTGGTCGAGGCCAGCCTATGACCCTCTGTGGCAATCCTAGACGCCTTGGCCACGAGGCCTTGGCTGCGGCGTTGCAGCCGCCGGAGCCGATCAATTACCTCAGGTTCGCTGAGTGCATTGTCTTTGGGCCAGGCGAGCCGAGGCCAGGGCCTTGGGACCGAAGGGCGTTTGTGTATTTTGACGAGGTCCTGAGGGCGCTCGGTCCGAGCGATCCGGCGCGGATCATCACCCTTCAAGCGAGCGCGCAAATCGGAAAAACAATTTTGGGCGGTGTTTTTGCGCTCGGCAGTGTCGTCATGGGCCGCGGAACGACCATGGTCGTTCATCCGACCCTTGAGACCGCCAGTCGCTATAGCCGCATGAAATTGTCGCCGCTCATGCGCTCGATCCCGGTTGTGAGCAGCCTGTTTCCGAACCGGCCGCGCGACGCCGCCGACGCGATCCTGTTCAAAGAGCGGATCGACGGCCTCGGGAACATCTCGATCAGCGGCGCCAACTCCGCGCCGAGCTTGAGCCAGGTGACGGCGCCGTTCGTGCTCGAGGACGATTTGAGCAAGTGGGAGGCTAACGCGGGCGGCGATCCCGAAGCGCAAGCCGACAGTCGGGCGCGGGCCCATGAGTACGGCAAGATTTTCAAGCTGAGCACGCCGCTGACCTTGCCCGATTGCAAGATCACCAAGGATTTTATGGCCGGAAGCCAAGAGCGCCCGCACGTTCCGTGTGTGCATTGTGGTCACATGCACGTCTTGGAGTGGAGCAACTTCCACTATGAAAGCCCGGATGCGCCCTTCTTCCATTGTCCGGCATGCGGAGGCCTGCTCCAGGAAAGGCACCGCTCGCAGATGCTCGCTGGCCTTCGATGGATCGCCGGCAATCCGGGCGCCGTCAGGATGCATCGAAGTTTTTGGCTTTGGAGCGCTTACTCGGTGCTGCAATCCTGGCCTCGCCTCGCCGCCGAGTGGCTTAGGGCGCAAGGCGATCCCGCCGCGGAGCAAGTTTTCAGCACGGACGTCTTGGGCCTCGCCTTCCAACCGCAGGGCGACGCGCGCCCGCCGTCTGTGCTTGCCGCTCGGGCTGCGCAGAGCCACTACTCCCGAGGCGAGGTCCCCGAGGGCGCGTTGATCCTCACCCTCGGCGTCGACTGTCAGCTTGACCGGGTCGAGTGGCAGCTGGTCGGCTTCGGCGAGCATTACCGCAAGTACGTGATCGACGTTGGCGTGATCGGCAAGCACGTCAGCGAGCCCGACTGCCAGCGAAACTTAGATCTTCTCATCCAGCGCCGTTGGCCAAACTTCCGCGGCCGGCCGGTCGGGATCAGCATGACCGCGATCGACGCTGGATATAGTTGCGACGACGTTTTGAATTTTGTGCACCGGCACAGTCCACAAAGTGTGATGGCCGTTCGTGGCGTGCCGGGCGACGCCGCGCCGTTGCTTAAGAAAGTCCAGGATAGGAACCAACGGACCGGATTGCCGCTAAAGTTCAACAGTTGGTTTCGTCACGCCGGCATCTATGGCTACAAGGCGAGCTTGTACCGCGACCTGGCGAAGGACGACCCGAGAGAGAAGGGTTATATTAGCTTCCCGAAGAAATTGCCTTTCGATTATTATGAGCAGCTTGTTTGTGAGCGCCGTGTGACCTACAAGCACATGGGAATTTCTAAGGTTCGTTGGGAAAAGCCCGATCGGTCAGCTAACGAACAGCACGATTGCATGATCTATGCAATGGCGGCGGCTGTAAGGTTCCAGGTCAACTGGATCAGCGATCAGGGCTGGGCAGAGCTTCGCGCCCGGCTGGAGGGCGCATCGCCTCCTCCTCCGAGGGAGGCACGGTCGCTGGCGTCGCAATTGGCGCACACGCCCAGTGGTCTCGTGGCCCCCGGACAGGTCCCGTGGGGTCCCGACAGCCTTAGGAGATAGCCAATGCCCGGGCTCACGCTGTTCGAGGGTTCGATCGCCGCCGAGACGACGTTGGGGCTTGTGGTCAAACGCGAGTTCGACACCGATCTTCCGATCATCCTGGCGATCGACGGCGACGTGCTGCGGCTGACGGTCGACGAAGCGGCGAAATTGGCGAACGCGGGCCGGCGGATCGAAAAGGCGTTCAAGGTCGAAGCGCCGAAGGCCGGCGCCGTCTTTCGGCACAAGATCGCCTTCGAGAGCGGCGACATTGCGGTCTTCGAGCTCGGCGTCGCCGACCCGATCGCCGTCTATCTCGAGTGGGCGGGGAAGCGCGTGACCGTGGGCCTCGACGGCTGCGGCATGCTGTTGCATGTCCTCTCGCGCATTGGCGAGGCCATTGACGACCCCCCCCCCAGGGAGCATGCCCGTCCGTCCGCATCCGCGTAGGTTGAACGCAATCGGGGCCGGCTCAACCACAACCTGTCGTCGCAGGCGAGCCGTCAGCATGCCGCCAAGCGCTCGACCGCCAGAGGTCGAATGGGATATCGCCGGGAGCATGCCCGTCCGTCCGCATCCATGGGTAGAACGCGATCGGGGCCGGCTCAGCCAACAGAACCAAAACCGGAGTCGCAACCAAAGCAACCATGCCCGCAGCGATCGAATGTCCGCTTCGGAGGAGTGGAGCCGTTTCGATTGAGCGGCAGCTCTAGGCGCGCAGCGGACGGCCGGAGTCGACGTTTAGCGGACATTCGTCAGCGCCCTGCCCATCGGCTCATGCCGACCCGTTGCGGTTCGGAATGTTCATGATTGAAGCGATGGCCTGCGGGACGCCCGTCAAGGGGCTTCTGTCTCAACGTCATCGACGAGGGCGTCTCAGGTATTGTCGTTGGCGATCTTGATGGGGCGGTCGCGGCGGGTGAGGCGAGTGCCGGAGTTGGATCGAGTTCAGACTCGACGTCGGTTCGAATTTTCGACAGTGGAATATCTGACGATTTATCTCAGCCTGCCTGTTTGGCGAAAGCGTTGATGCCTTCGTCAGCGCCTTTTGCGGGATCCAGGGAGACACCATCAAGCATCTATCTCTCACATAGATATATTCCATTCAAGGAAAGAGGCTTCCCAGATTGGTCCGCCCTTGCGACAAAGGGCTGCGAAACCCAGAGCACCCGATGCTAGAGCCAGAATACCAGCAAACAATCGGACGACTGAGAAGTGAACGCGCGCCGTCTCATCGATCAAAGACGAAGGGGGGTAGAGCGCGGTCAATGATGAAACAGTCGATTGGTAAATTCAGCTCGGCTTGCTGCTTGCGACCGCGGGCCGAAAGAACGCGTTGCGGTTGAAGACAAGGACGTCGGCGAGTAGAATACACTGTCACAGCAGTGCGAATAAAATGCACTGTCACCGTGGTCAGGCATGATGGAGTTAGGCTCGTACGACCGATTCCAATTCTCGCGAGATTAGGAGAATTCTTTGACTCCGGAAACTCAGCGCCAAATTGTCATGGCGGAACGCCCATCTGGCGCTCTGAGACTGCGTCACTTCAAGACGGTCGTGTCCCCTATACCACCTCGCCCCGCTGACGCGGTGCTCCTGCGCAACATCTTCGTGTCCATCGCACCGCACGCACGAGCTGTCATGCAGGGACCCACATATCGCCCTCAGCTCGTTGCGGATGAACTGATTCCGAGTTCGGTGATCGCCGAGGTGATTGCCGGGCCGGCGGACGGCCCGGCGCCTGAAAGTGTCGTCGCGGCAACGGGTGGCAGGAGTACTCCGTGGTCCCGGCAACGGTCGTTCGGACGCCGAAAGCCGAGTGACCCTGATTCGCCATGGGGCAGAGCAGATTACTCTTATTCATTCCGTTCAATAACGGCCAGAAATCCCGCCGGGCGGCATCAAGAAATCACGACGCCGCCTTTCTCCGGCGGAAACGCTAGCCAAAGATATTTGAAATTTTAGGACGGTGGCGCGAGCAGGTGCGTGGGGTATCCGAGGATGGTTGAGACGCGCCGGGTCTGGCGATCGGAATAGATGAAGGCGGGTCCCTC